CCTATCAACTATTCTGTCAATCTCTGGAAAAGGATCTAGTTTCTCAAAAAATTGATCTCCCGTGGTATTGTTTGGAAAATTACGATGAGTAACTATCATTCTGTTATTAATTAAAGGTACATTAGGATTATGCAATCCAGTATAATGTTTAATGCCTTGGCGAACTGCATCTATAGCATCTCCTACAACCTGCTTAGCATAAGAAGTTGTAGAATTAATAGCTGTAGAAGCTATGGATTGCAGACCTTGAGCTTGAAAATCATAATTAAAAAATTTTGGACTAGGTACATATATATCTAAAGAACTAAAACATGCTTCTATAGTAATATTTAAAGCCGTAGAAGCTGTTGCTGAAACTGACAAAGGGTTTAAAACCATCAGAGCTAAAGTAGCGAAATCACCAGGTAGTAATCCTTCACTTAACGCAGTGGCAGTAGTAGGGGCAGTAGGACGAATGTCCAAACTAGCAACATCGGTGTTACAATACCATGGTACGTGCAATACACTAGATGTGGCCTCATTTGCATTTAAAAAACAATGAGGACCAGACATTAGCGTATTTACCAGATATTTCTTAGAACTCAAGTTATAAGGCATCGGAGGTAAAATTCCTACCAAAATAACTCCAGCGTGAGATATTGTACCTGCTACTGAGATATTTAAAGATAAATCACTTCTGAAATAAGCTCCTAGCTTCAATGCTGTCTCTAAAGATAGATTAGACGTAAAAACGTCTCTAGGTAATTTATTAATTTTAGTGGTTAAAAAACTAAAAGCGGGTTCGTTAGACCAAACGACACTATCTACGAAAAAAGGTCTATTCACAAAAGGTTTGGTATCGATTCTATATTCTTCAGGAAAATCAATTACGGGATAAATATCGTGATGATCTTTACTAAAGATTATATCTCGAGTATTTATACTAGCGACGGATGTTCCCATACTTTGGTTTGTTTGTTGCATGTCATAACACATTTCTGTTGCAAACTTGTTATCTGTATTGTTAATTTTATTATTTGAAATGATATGTTTTCACAGGAAGACTATCATTAAAATCTTCCATTTCCTATTTTTTCTGACATAGTAGGTAGCAAGGCTTCTAGGATAAAACCTTTTATAACTCCATTTACTATATCTCAACTAAAAGTTGGAGTGTAAGTTTTAGGAATAAGATGAAATCATCTTTCCTAAATTCTTCATTATTGAAATGTAAGTATCGTCTTCTTTCATAGTTTTACTAATATGCTCGTCACTAAACTCTTTAAAATAAAAGGATGAGTCACGCGCTGATTCTAAAACTTTTTGTTTTAATTCTGGCTTCTCGTGGAGAAACATTTCAAATTGAAAAGCAGTCATTTTTCCTCCCATGATCTCATCATAGTCCCTGGAAGAATCTTTATATCTTAATGAATTTATTAGTGTAGTTAAGGACAAAGGTCCAACGACGGTGCAAAGCTGTGAGTGAAGTCTAAAGTTTCTTTTTAAGAATACACATTCACTTAAAGGCTTAGAAATCTCTGTGATTTCTCCTTTATCTCCATCTGTATACTTCATACCTATACTATAAGCAAAATCTCTCATTGTTATAGCATTAAAATATTTCGCTAAACGCTTAGGCGCTCCGCATATTTTATCGTCTCCCATTACAAAATCAATCAATGAATCAAAATCTTCGACTGTAGGTATTAAACCATCCTTAGCCATTTCAGTAAATAAAACCATAGCAGTTAAAAATCTGTTTATCAAAGAGTTAAAGAAAGCCGTAACCCAGCAACCTGAAGGCATAG